CACAGGAAGTTGCACAACACGCTTTCTATTGCGCCACACCGCAAGGCAACTTGATGGATGGGCTGTATGCTGATCTGAAACAGCAAGTAGGTTTTGAGGACGCTCAAGACTGCTGAGTTGTGGCATAATTCAAAGCATGAATATAGATGCTTTGAAATCACTGCTGCGATACGATCCTGAAACTGGATTGATCTATTGGGTTGCTAAAGGTGGTGGCATGATAAAAAAGAAAGCTGCTGGCACGTTGTTGCATAGCGGCTATCTTGGAATCAGCATAGGACCAAAGCGATGGCAAGCACACAGAATTGCATGGGCTTTGCATCATGGCGATTGGCCCAAAGATCAAATTGACCATATTAATGGCGTCAGGACTGACAACAGGGCTTGCAACTTAAGAGAAGCCACAAATTCTCAGAATGGCAAAAATCTTGGATTGTCAAAAGCAAATACATCTGGCGTAAAAGGTGTTTCTTTTGAAAAATACACTAACAGATGGAAGGCCACAATTCGTGTTGAAGGGAAATCAATTTCACTTGGCAGATTTGGTAGCATTGAAGACGCTGTTGTAGCAAGAAAAAATGCCGAACAGCAATATTTCAAAGAATGGAATAGAACATGACAAGAAAATTAAAAATTGCAGTATCTGCAATTTCAAAAAATGAAGCTGCATTTGTTCAGAGATTTTGTGATTCAGCAAAAGATGCGGATTTAATTTGTATTGCTGACACAGGGTCAACGGATCAAACCGCAAAAATTGCCTTGGAGTGCGGAGCAAAAGTCCATGACATTTGCATTAGTCCTTGGCGTTTTGATCTTGCTCGTAATGCAGCTATTGCATTGCTGCCAAAAGATATTGATGTTGTCATCAGTCTTGACTTGGACGAGGTGTTAGAGCCGGGATGGCGTGAAGAAATCGAGCGTGTGTGGACAGAGAACACAACCCGTCTGCGCTACAAATTTGATTGGGGCTGTGGCATCAGTTTTTACTACGAGAAGATATTTGCTCGGCATGGGTATCGATTCCACCATAGCGTCCATGAGTACCCCCGTCCTGATGGCCGTATCCAAGAAATCTATGCCCATACGGACATGCTCCTGGTAAGCCACCACCCTGACCCAACAAAGTCCCGTGGTCAATATATGCCATTACTAGAATTGGCTGTCGCTGAAGACCCGCATTGCCCTCGTAACGCTTTCTACCATGCAAGGGAACTGACCTTCTACGCTAGGTGGGATGAGGCTATTGTCGCCTTAAATAAGTACCTGCTGATGCCTGAAGCGACATGGGTTAACGAACGGGCTTACGCTATGCGGCTGTTGGGCAAGTCCTATTCCGAAAAAGGCAACACCACAGAGGCTTTAAAGTGGTTCAGGCTGGCTGTTGCTGAAGCACCGGGAACCCGTGAGCCTTGGGTAGAGTTGTCTGCACAGTGCTACAGGCTCAATATGTGGGCTGAAAGCTATGCTGCTGCTAAGTCTGCCTTACAGATTACTGACAAACAAGCTGTATATACGATGGACCCGTCTGTATGGACTGAAAAGCCATACGACTATGCCAGTATTGCCGCATGGAATCTTGGCCTCAAGGATGAAGCCATCGATTTATGCAGAAAAGCCTTAGAATTCAACCCGACTGATACCAGATTAGTCAGGAACTTACAGCATATGACGGAGCCGAATACGGTGGAAGAAAATGTCTGATTACCAAAGAATCCGAACTCCGTTTGTAGGTATGTCCTTTACTCCGGACGTTCCTAGCAATGCCCTTGGCCCAAATGAATACAACTCTGGGTTGAATGTGGAATGCGATGTTCGTGGGATTAAAAAGATCTTTGGTGAGCAAGAAATCCTGACAGCAGTGCCCAACCAAGCCATCTTTATGGAAGGTGGCTTTAGGACTCAAGCATCATGGGTGTATATCGTTGCAACCCGTGATACTTCAAACAATGGCCGTTGGTATATGGTCAGCACTGCTGGTGTGACCAACATTACGCCTGGAGTTGGGGCAAACCCTTCTGTTACTCTTCCTGGGTATGTAGAGGGTCTAAACATTACCTCTTCTTGGGTTGGTGGGGTGTTTTTTGCCAATGACACCTTAAATAACCCGATGTATTTGCTGACAACGGCAAACGAACTGACGGTAACTTCAAATGCCAATTGGAGTTATGACCCTGGGGTGACCAAAACTACGGCTGCATTTGTTCGCAATTACTGTTCTCCCAACGTGGGCAACATTCTGATTGCTGGCAACCTGACCAAAACCTCTGGCGGTATTGAGACAAACTACCCAACTACCGTTCGTTGGTCACAAGCTTTTGGCATTACTGGTGTTCCTAATACATGGGAACCCACATTGACAAACGTAGCCAACGAGCAAGAAGTGCCAATTCGTGGCCCTATCATTGACGGCTTTGTATTTGGCGGTAACTTCTACGTCTTCTCTTACTGGGACGCTGTGGTTTTCAGCCCTATTGCCTACCAAAACAGCACTGCACCTATTTTTGGTGTTCGTCTGCTAAACCAAGGCCGAGGTCTGCTGAACAACAATTGCTGGACCAATACTGACAACAATGTCTATGGGGTAGATGCTCGTGACATTTGGATGTTTGATGGGACTAACTTCACATCTTTGGGCAACCAAAAAGTGAAGGATTACTTCTTTGCCAACATCAGCCCAACATATTCCAATCGAATCTTCATGGTCAACAACACCCAGAAGTATCAGATTGAAATTTACTATCCTGATTTGAACTCTACAGGATGGTGCAACAAGATGCTGTCCTACAGATATGACCTGCAAATCTGGAATGCTCCCAAGGACATCCAGAACGCTTGTATGGGCACAGAAGGTCCTGAATTGATCTCTGGGGCGTTTAATCTGGCTTCCCGTACTGTTGCATACGCCTCTGCTGGTGGGGCATCCAGAAGGCTTATTCAGACAGGCATGGGTAATTCGTTCATCAACAATGCGGCAATTCCTTGTTTGTTTGAGCGTAACAACATGGTGATGCAAACGGACAAAGGCCCTGTTCCGTTTAGCTCTAAAATTTATGTTCACCGTCTTTTGCCTGAAATTGCAGGAACTGGTGCTATCAATATTACAGTGGGTGGAGCTAACTCTACTGGGCAAACTGCTATTTATGGACAGTCTGGCATAACCCAGATTGACACAAATACACCCTGGGTAACAACTCAGCAAAATGCTGTTCGTACAGTGTCGGTAAAAATAGAATCCAATGACGCAACAAACGCTTGGAATCTGACAGCAATTAACTGGCAAACCACCATTGTTGAGGATGCCTTCTAATGCCATTTGCACTGGATTTCAAACCAGAACTGTCCGATCTTTCGGATGCAGTTAATTACCTGCTGGCAAACGTAGGCGCGGGTATTCCTGCTCAGAACAATGCCATTTCGTCTAATCCAGTTACGGGGATTATTTCCGACAGTTTAGGCAACATCATCCAGTATCAGTATCGGTATCTTGATATCAAGTATGCCGATGACACAAATGGTTTGAACTTTTCAGACAATCCTTTTGGCCGTCTGTACTTCGGTATCCATAACTCAAACACCATTGGTGAAAGCGTTAACCCAGCCGATTACCTTTGGGTAAAAGCAGCAGATGGATTTGGCCTTAATAAGGTTTTATGGGTTGCTGTAACTGGTGGTCGTCATGTCACATACGGGGTTTCTCAAGAAGTTCCTGATGCCAATCAAAACTGGCAAGTAGCCCCAATTCCAGAAATTGATCTGGACAATCCGTTTAAGACAAACAATCAGTACATGACTATCCGTTTTGCGGATAACTCTGTCGGTGCTGGATTCAGTACATCTCAAACCAACAAAAGCTTTTACGGCGTTGTTACCACTGTTGATGCTTCTAGCCCAACAGACCCAACCGTTTATGAATGGTCGCCGTTTGACTTTGGCACAACATACCAGTTGTACTACAGGTCTTTTGGTGGAAGAAACGTATCTTTTGTCCCGTCAACATTTCAACCCATTGGCTTTCTTCCATACGCCAATCTGATTGTTAACCTTGATGTTCCAACGGTTCAGTCAGTCACTACCATTGGTATTGTTAACAACAACCCACTGATCATCCAATCCCCTTATCGGTATTTGCTGGTTAAATACGCCACAAGCATCACTGGTACTGGGATTACTACAGACCCTGCTGGCAAGTCTTATTTTGGACTTCAGTCTTCTGATGTTCTTTTGATTGACAACAACCCTGCCAACTACACTTGGTTTTATGCAGGTGATACGTTCATCACTGGTGCTGGTCTTTGGTCAAGGTCATCACCGGACAACATTGTTCAGTTTAATTACAACATTGCCTCGCCAGACTCTTCTGGTTGGCAAGATGTATTGAACCAAACTGACGTTGCTTATCCTTACATTGATGTGTATCAGCGTCCAGGATCACTGGTTACAAACATCTCCTCCCCTACTGATGGCCGAATTGGCTCTTCAAGCCTTGGGGCTAACGGTGTTATCAACATCAACCTTGACCCATATGGACAAGGAGCCAACACCAGTGGCTTTGAAATTGACATTACAACCACTGCAACTGTCGCTGTAGATCAGTTTGGTCGTGTTTTCCAAACGGGCGCTTTGGACCAAGTTAGATACAGCACCTTGGTTACCACAGCAACTTCCGGACAAACGGTATTTACAATTTCTAACAACCAACCTAATCAGGTTTTTGTTTTTAGAAATGGATCGTTTCTGAGTCCTGGGGTTGATTTCACTAGGACATCAACAGACATTACATTGACCGATGCATGTGTTGTTGGAGATGTTGTACAGATTTACTATATTCGCTTGATAGATGGGGATACATCAGCAGATAAAGTGCCTTTTGTATATTCATCTACATCGTTAACAAGTGGTCAAACATCAATTTCATCAACTTATCCAGACGGATCTGAGTTGGTATTTATAAATGGCGCACTTATTGTTGACAGCGATTATTCCTACATTGGTGGCAACACTGGGATTATCTTAACTACACCTGCTACTGGTGGAACTTGTGTAATTGTTTCTTTTGCCAAAAACAATGCCAACGTGCTGATATTTGGAGAGAACTACACAGAGACTTCTGCTGGTACGACAAACGTGGTTTTCCCAACTTCGTTTTATCGCAACTCTCATTTGATGTGGCTGAATGGCTGTTTGCTTAGACCTTCTTCGGATTACACAATCCCAGGTGCTACTGATACAAGTTTTAATTACACTTCCATTGGATTTTTAGGTTTTAGCGGTCAACCAAGTCAGTTTTGCTCATTCAATAGTGCTGGCTCTGCCTCGTCTTTTGGTCTTGGTTCTCAGGGTGTATTGGGATACGATATGCCCGTTGAAATCGAGAAAAAGCCAACGATTAAAGATATGTTCCTTGAAATGCAAAAGCAAATTGATGATTTGCGCTCCCAACTTGAACAGGTGAAAAAATGACACAAGCAGTTAATTTGGCTAACTTTGCCAACAACTTAGACTCATCTGGTGGAGTTTCTCCTGCGGCTTTAAATGCTGCGGTTCCATTTGCCAAGGGCGGAACTAACGCCACTACAGCATCTGCTGCCCGAACAAGTTTAGGACTTGCTATTGGAACAGACATCCCAAGCCCGACAGGTACTGGAGCATCTGGTACTTGGGGCATTAGCATTAGTGGCAATGCTGCTACAGCAACAAATGCCACAAATGCAACAAATGCCACAAACGCAACTTTTGCAACTACTGCTGGCAACGGTGGAGTTACAAGTGTTAACGGCAGTACGGGTGCTGTTACTGTCAGTTTGGTCCCAAGCAGTTTAACTGCGGTTGGAGCTATTATGTTTGCTGCAAATTTCAGCACAACAACTTATCTTCCCGGCGATTTTGTTGCTGGTTCTTCACTTTTGTTTATTACAAATCTTTCTTCTGTAAATAGTGCAACTGGTCAAATAAATGTAGAAGCAAACACGTTTGTTTCTGGAGAAGCAACGCATACTCCGTCATCGCTTCGATGGAGGGCGGCAGAAGGCGGTCTTGCTGGAACTAGAGCCGGAAACGTAGGAGCTTATCAACCGGGAAACACTGCGCCTTTGGTAGGGACTTGGAGGGCGCTTGCCACATCTCCTGCTCGTTACGTTGCTTACAGTAGTTATTACAATTCAACTATCGTGCATTATTTTTCAATAGTTGTTCAACGAATTTCTTAAGGCCAACATGATTTACAAAACTGTAAAATTTCCTCACTGGAACCACAATAAATCAATGGTAAATTGTGTTGTGGATTTTGTTAATTTTGGTGAATTGCCTTTTTCGGCAAGCCCAAACGATTCTGCTGAACACGGTCGTGAAATTTACGCTCGTTGTATTGCTGGCGATTTTGGACCAATTGCAGACTATGTTTCGCAGCCGGATGAAGGTCCGCAAGAGCCTACATTTGAGCCAGTTAACGAACAAATACCAGTAACAAATGTTGGTGAGGTTCTTTAATGCAACAACCACAAATTAAAATAGGCTGTGTTGCCAACCTGTTTTCTCGCATGATGCGCTTTGAAAAAGCTGGAGACATTGAAATCGGTCACACGCATCAGTTTGACCACCTTACTTTGCTTGCCAAAGGAAGGCTCAAGGTGACTGTTGAAGGCGTTGCCTCGGAGTTCACTGCACCGCACATGATCTACATTCACAAAGACAAAGTGCATGAGCTAGAAGCCTTGACTGATGAAACTGTGGCCTACTGCATCCATGCACTGCGCGACAAGGACACAGGCGAAATTCTTGATCCATCAATGATTCCTAAAGGGGTTAACCCGCTTTCAATGGCCGCACCTGTTTGTAAATAATTAAAACATAAAAGGTAAATCATGGGATCTTCACTCGCTCAAGTAGCGCAATCTACACAGCCCCAAGGCAAGGCACAGGCTCCAATTACTCCTCAGACGCAGTCATCCTCTGTTGGGAAGGGTTTTGCAAGTGAGCAAAGCAATGTCACCCTTCCTGGCCAAGGTGGTCAGCCAAAGATGGGTCAACCAAACATGTATCCAAATACTGTTGGACAGTGGGATAATGCGTCTATTCAACCTCAGCAGTCACGCAATCGTGGCGGGAAAGGCAAGGGCTAATCATGGGTTTCGGAAAAGGTAGCTCCCAATCAGCACCAGTTGTAACGGAAGAGCAAAAACAGCTATTACGGGCACAAACTGGCTTTCTCACTGACACAGCATTGCCAACATACCAAAGAACAATTGGTATGGCTGGTGACGTATTAGGCAAAGTAAGCCCTGCTACAACCACTGCTGCTCAGACTGCAATGGACGTTGCTGGTCGTGCTGGTGCTTTGCAAGAAGCTGGTGGCGCTCAGTCGTATATCCAGGGTATGCAAGGCTTGACCAATCTGTTTAGCCCTGAGTACAAAGAACAGCAAATCCAAGCCTCCTTGCAACCTGCCCGTGAAGAGATCCGTGAGCAGATGAATCAACAAAGCGCTTTGTTTGGTGGTGCTGGTGGCTTGGGGTCATCCCGTCAAGCACTGGCCTCAAGGAACTTGGCTTCTCTTGGTGAGCAGCGTATGGGTTCTGTTGTTGCACAGACCTCTGCTGGCATTGAAGGTCAGCGTCAACGTGCTGCTGAATCCCTGCTTGGTGCTGGTCAACAAGGCTTGTCTGCTGCTCAACAGTCTGCTGCAAGTCGTATTGGGTTTGCTGGTACACCACAAGATGTGTTGTCAAAATACGCATCCATCATTTACGGTACGCCACAAGCATCTACCACCCCAAGCTTCCAGGGTACTCAAGGCACAAGTAGCTCGGGTAAAGGTTTCAATATTCAAGCTCCAAAGTGGGGGTGATAAATGAACACATATGGACTTGACTTTGGCAATCCACAGGATTTTGCCAACTTTGCTAAATATGCAGGTCTTGGAAGCAAGAACGTAAATCCAGGCATGCCCAACTTTATGGGCACTGGCGCGTCATCCACTATGGGTGCTATTGCTCCAACCATGAGCCAAATTGGCAATAGGGCCTCTGCTGTTGGTCAGCAACTGCAGCAAGGAAACTTTATGGGGGCGGTCAAAACCTTTCAAGGTGGTGTTGCTCCTGCCGCAGCCTTGGTTACAGCAACTCCGGCTTTGAGTGGCAAACCAGCCCCTGTTGACCAAGACGGTGACGGAATGATCTCTGAATGGGAGGAAAATTTACCATGACTGAAGCAGTGAAACCTCCAGTTCAGGATTTGGGCGCTATTACCGTCATGGCTAGAGCCGTGTCGCCTAATTCAACAAGCGAAGATCGTGTAAAAACTGCCAATTTGGTGAATCAAAAAATCACCAACGACACAACAGGCCACATTAACACGCAGACTCAATTGTTACCAATGATTGGCGCTTTGATCGGCGGCAATTTAAAAGAAGCATACAACTACTACAACGGTGGCCCTACTCGCATTGAAGACGCAATTCACCCCACTTTGGGGCGGTTCCAGCGTGAATACAACTCCCGGGGACCTACTGGCCGCATTTTTGACCAAAACGGCAAAGAGCTTGATGCCAATAGAGTTCAAGAATTGGATAAAGCTGGTGGCTTGATTGGCAATACAGACCGTAACGCTTTTGAAACAGGAGCTTTTCAAGGCGCTACCGAAAACCAAAAAATGTTTATGACGGGTTTGGCAAAGCCTATTGCGGAACAATATGCCAAGTCTGCTGAAACTGCAAAAATTGGCTCCACTTTGCGTAATGCTCTTGAGACACAGCGCCGTTTAGTTGCAGACAGAGAACTGGCTCCTGTTCTAGAAACAATTGCAGGTTTGCCAGCACTTGATCGTCAAAAGCTTTTTGGCTTTGTATCTGCACAGGCAGGGACAACTTCAGGCAGAGCGACTCAGGAAACAGAAACTGGTTCTGCAAACGTCTTGAAAGGTCAAAACGTACAGGGCACTATTGGCGGCAAAGCTGGTGTTGGATTGGATCTTGCAGGTCCTGGCTCAGTTCCTGGCGCTGTTAACCCAAGGGGATTTGGCGTAAGTGGCTCTCGTACTGCTGGCGGCATGAACCAAGTTGGCGTTACAGGTGCAACTGGCTTGGAAACAGGCAAAACATCTGGTGTTTCTGACACCATCTCTAAAGATGTGCTGAGTGAAATTAGCCGGATTACTCAAGGCGCAATCAGGACTCCACAGCAATTTTCTGCCTTGCAATCCTTGGTGCAAACAACAGATTTGCTGAACAATGCCTTGGCAACCATGAAGCCACAAGACATGGCTCCGGGTGCAAAAGCACTTTCACCAAACATCAATCCTTTGCTAAACAGCCGTGCTGATGTTATTGCCCACAGCATTGACTTTCAGCGTAACAATGCTTTGAACGTGGCTTACAACAGCTTCCTTGCAAGGCAGATGCACAGCAACATTAGCAACATTAATCCAGAAGCTATTGATCAGTTGAAGGATAAGTTTTTGAGTTCTCAGACCTTTAAGGCGATCAACCGTACATATGATTACGAACTTGAACGCGCCAAAGGCAAGAAACCAGAACGTGAAGACGGCGCTCTTTACATTGATAGAAACAACCGTCTGAGAAAATGGTCTAACGATGATTGGGAGCCAGTAAATGCTAGATGATATTGATTACAGCGATCTCACTCCGGCTCAACCCAAAGCCGCTCCTGCTTCTGAATCAAAGAAAAAATCTAACATTGCTGATCGCAGTGTTGTAAAGCCTTCAGAAAAGTCAGGACGTAAGCAAGTTGATGTGGGGGGCCTTACTGAAAAGGCTGCACAGATTCAGGCAGATGTAGGCGCGCCAGAAATTCCTGATCCATTGGCCCAATATGGTTTGCCAGCTTTGGGTGCATTAGGAGCTTTGGGAACTGCTTACGGTGTCTACAAGTCGCTGCAAAACAAAAACCCACCGCCACCACCTCCACCACCTCCTCCATCAGCTTCTGGCCCTGATTACAGTGCCTACAACTCTCCGGCATATCTGCGTAATGCTCCTGTGCCTCCTGATGCTCCTGTTGTTTCAGCACCTACGGCTGCTTCTGTACCTCCATCTTTGCCACAGCAGACCAACCTGACCCCTGAGGACATTCAGGCTCGCGCTGCACAACTAAAGGCTTTGGAACCTGTAAACACCCCAATTACAGCCGCTCCTGTAGATGCTCCTGCACCAACACCTTCTGCTCAACCCAACTCTCCTGTGACCAGTATCGTTACTGATACCGTCAAAGAGATGATTCAGGAAACTCCTGCTCAACCAACAGACATCACAAAGCCTGTTGCTGCTGCCGCTCCAACACCTGTTGCACCACCTGTTTATCCAAAAGCAGGAACAAAGTTTAAGACCGAAGCCGACATTCCTCCGGGGTTTGTTGCTCGTTACGATGTTGGTAATGTTGACCGCTCAATGGGTAACATTCTTGGTTTGGAGCACCGAGCACATGCCCGTGATTTGTTTAACAAAGGCCTTCCATTTGGTCAGTCAGCAGATCAAAACAAAGCCGTCTCTGATTTAACAAAACAATATTTTCAGCAACTTCAAAGTGAAGTGCCAGAAACTATTCTTAGCCGCGATGCTAGACAAGCACAAAAGATTCCATCCGAATTTGGTGTATTTGCAAAAAACACAAACTTTGGCACAGGCGTAAAAATTGGCGGTAGGGCTGCAACATTGTTTGCTTTGTCTGATGTTGCCAATGCTCAAACAGCAGCCGAACGTGGCATGGCAGGGGCTAATCTGCTTGAGGCTGTTCTACCTCCGGGCTTGGCAATAGCTGGTGCTGGCGAAGGTTCTGGTGCAACACCTAGTGCTTCTCAAGCCATGTTGCTAGGAAGCCCCTACGCTCAATCCCCACTTGCTGTCAAACAACGGCAAGCTTTGGAATATGAACGTAAAGTTGGTGCTGGTCGAGGTATCGCTCCCCCATCTGCTTATCAGAGATAAATCATGGAAAAAGAAGTCTCTCATGCCGAAATTTACGCTCGGCTCATCTTGGTTGAAGAAAAGGTTGATCGTATTGACCAGAACACCCAAGGTGTGGTTGCTGCGTTCCAGGCAGCGTCTGGTGCTTTTCTAGTCCTTGAAACACTAGGTAAGCTTGCTAGACCTATTCTTTACATCAGTGGCTTGTGTGTTGCTATTGCTATTTACTGGCAAGCAATGAAAGATCAATTGAAGTGAAAGATCTTGCTGTTGCTTTTATTGCAGCAGCAGTTATTTTGGTATTTGTTTTGTATTGCATACGCATAATGCTTTGGGCATTTTCATGAGAGTGAAATTTGCCATTGGCATTATTGTTGTGTGGTGGCTCCTTCAGTCGCCCTTGTTGTCGTAAGAGGTTTCTGATGGACCCAATCACAATTGCGCTTGCTGGCATGGCGGCTGTTCAAAAAACGGTTTCCATGATTAAAGAAATATCTGGAACAGTGGACGATGTGCGAAGTCTTGGCCCTTTGTTGGGAAAATACTTTGAGCAAAAACACGAAGTCACCAAGGCACTAGACCAAGCCAAAAACAGTGGCGGCTCTAACATGGGCAAAGCCATTCAAATTGAACTTGACCTAAAAGCACAGCGAGACTTTGAAGAACAAGTCAAAGGCCTATTCTTCCCCAACAACATGGACGTATGGAATTCCATCATGGCCCGTGTTGCTGACATGAACAAGCAAGACAAGCTTGATGCACAGTTAGCTCGTGACCGTGCATTGAAGGCAAAGAAAGAACGTGAAGAGCTTGTTGAAATTGTCATCGTTGTTGGTGGCGTAATACTAATTTTTCTATTGGTAGGCTTTGGGGTTTACATTGTTCTAGACGCAAGGAGCGCATAAATGCTGTCACTTATTTCGACCCTGGGGGGCCTTTTAATTTCTGGCTTACCAAAGCTGCTTGAACACTTTCAAAACAAGGCTGATCAAAAGCATGAGCTTGCATTAGCCCGTGTACAGTCAGAACGTGAGTTGGCTTTAGCTGCTGCTGGCTTTGCTGCTCAAGCCCGTGTTGAGGAGATTCGCACCGATCAGATTGCCATGCAAACTGACGCACAGATGACTGAGGCGGCGCTTAAACACGATGAGAAGGTGTTGGAAAAAGCAAGCCAATGGGTAGCCAGCTATGTTGGTACTGTACGGCCCACAGTGACCTACATTTTTGTTGCCGAATTGGTTGCCATCAACATCTTCATGTGCTTCTATTTGTGGAACAACCCCCAGTTGATTCAAGGCATTGATGATGTGATCAAGTATTCTGAGCTTGTTTTTAGTTCGGATGAGATGGCAATGCTTGGAGGCATCATTGGGTTTTGGTTTGGTTCACGCAATTGGGCTAAGAAGTGAAGTTAAGCAAAGCTGGTCTGGACCTCATGCACAAGTATGAAGGGTTCAGAAACAAACCTTACCTTTGCCCAGCAGACATCTGGACAATTGGTTACGGCCATGTGCTGTACCAAGAGCAGATCCGTTGCCCTGTCATAAGACCTGTTGACAAACCAGATGTTTTGATTCGCAAAAAGTATCCACTTAAGACGGAGGACAACCGTGTCTGGTCAAAGCAAGAAATTGATGATCTCTTCAACAAAGATGTCGCAACTTTTGAACGTGGTGTTCTACGACTTGTTCCCGGCTGTGTTGGCCGTCAAGGCAGCTTTGACGCTTTGGTTAGTTTTGCCTTTAATGCAGGTCTAGGCAACCTCCAACGCTCTACTATCCGTATGAAGGCTAATAGAGGCGATTGGGAGGGTGCTGCTGAGGCTTTTATGGCTTGGACCAAGGGTGGTGGCCGAGTGCTGCCAGGACTTGTTAAGCGCCGACAGGCAGAGATTGCTCTGTTTCTAGCTGAATAAGCAACTCAAGGTAATGAATTGCCTTTCGTAGGTCGTCTTCACCGCCCTTGTCTTTCCATCTGGTGACATATTTCACTACGTTGCCTTCACAAAAACCAAGGTTGTTTGCGTGGATGTACTCAATTGGCTGGATGCCTTTGTCGCGGTAATGGTCCCCGCCAACTTGTTGTTGTAGAGCAGACATCACGACTCCTTAACAAACTGTCCTGCCTCATTCATGTAGCCCTTGCGTGGCTCTATGACCTTATAGGCTTGATAGAAGCATTGACGAACATCCATGTCTGTCAGCGCTGCTACGTTGACCAGGGTGACCATCACATCACCGATAGCATCAGCAATTTCTGCACGGTCATTGGCCTCAATAGCTGCAATCAGTTCATTGGCTTCTTCAAGCGTTTTCTTTGCTTGACCAAGTGCTGTACCGTTTTTGTAGATACCACGCTCTTGTGCCCATTGCATGACCTGGAACTCTGTCATGCCAAATGATTGGGTTTCTCTCATTTCATTCCTTTAAATAAGTTGGCCTACTCGCTGCGTCTGTGGTTCTGACTACTGTCGATACCCCACAGCATCCGCTTTCGGCCAAAAATCAGAAGTCTAAATCGTCAAAGACTTTGGACTTGCTTGTTGGTTGGCTGGATTGCCGTGTCTGTTCTTTAGGACGCACTGACAGACTGATAAAGCCTGTACCTGCTTTGCTTTGCTTTTTCCAGCCAGAGATCCAGTATTCAGTCCCATCAATGTTGATCGAACCGCTCATGTCGGGGTGTTTTTCTTCCGTTTTCTTATCGTTCTTGAACAACGATCCACGGTTTGTATTGTCGAATTCAGCCATTATTTATCCTTTTGCATTTTTGAGTGCAGAACGCACGGTGGAAGACATTTGGTTTGCCAACCAGACACGCTGATCTGGCTCCAATGCCTGTTGGTCAATCATGGCAAGCGCATCTTTCGCTTGACCCTTCTCGACTAACTCTGTTGCTCCTGCTGCCAAGTCAGTCAGGAATTCTTTGATGTCTTGCGGAAGGTCATCACCAATGCCACCACGGGGTGTAACTACTGGGGCATTTCCTTTTTTCTTGATTCCTTCATCTGTCAATTTAGGAGAAGAGTCCAAGGCATCGTGTTCAACGATTTCAAGCGCTGCAACCCACAAATACCTGCGGAGGTAGGTCTGTACTGCCCCAAGGTTTTGGACCTCGTGACAGCCCTTTAAAGCTGCGCTAGACATGGGTGACCTGATTACCAGACGGTCTTCTGGATTATTGCTGTCAACAATCTCCATTTGAGCTTCTTCTTTGCCGAAACTGATAACGGCTGTGATGCCTTGTTCCTTGAAGATCTGCAAAGCAGGGATCAGGAAGTCACCCAACTCAAAGTAGTAGTAGTTGGCAAACTTGTTGTGGCCTGTTTTTTTGAGCTTGGTCTGGTGAAATTTTTCACGAGCAGCATTGAGCTTTTGGTAGATATTCATTTCATTTCCAGTTTGCTGAGTCATATTCGTCTTGGATGATCTGTTTCTGTGTGTCGTCATCAAAGTCTTGGAACTCTATGAAGTGGTTCTCACCACAGCAAGAGCGTTTGTCGTTACGTGGCTCCATGCAGTATGGGCAGTACTGGACATCGTGCAGGTCTTCTTTAGCTTGCATCAAGAAGTCTTTCATTGTGTCCTCCCAACTTGTTTAGCCAACAGCCACTTGTCGCCAAGGAAGCGAATTGACTTGATCCACTGACGGCAGTTGTGTCGTTGGATGTGTGCTGGGACACCATCAACACAGAACAGTTGACGGACCTTAGTAAGAGCTTGCGTGTTCATTGAGTTCCTTTCGTTAAGCAAGAGCAGTGACTGTACCTATTGATTCCAAGCAATTCCATAGGGGTTTATCCTAGTTACGCCATGTTTTTTCCTTGGTAGGCTCACCACATGAGCCACCTAGACCAAATTGAAGAAACCTTGGCATACGACCTGATCGTGCTTGCCACCGATAGACTGTCCGAACACTTTCAAGAGGAGGATTGGGAAGCAGCCATTGTTGGTGCTTTAATTAGGTCTGTGGAGATTGCCAGTGGCAAAAAGGTTCGACCTATTGAACAGGTTTTTGTAATGAAAGGAAAGAAATGAGATACGACTTCCAATTTGATGCTCCCCGTGCTGGACTGATGCCTGAGCCTGATGGCTCTTATCTGCTTGACCAACAAAAAGCAGCCTTACTTGATTCTTACTACCAGCGGAAACAAGAAGAGCGGTCCATGCTTGATGATGACTATGATGAGTTCTGACCATGTCCAAAGGTTCAGCACCAAGACCCTTTGAGGTCGATCACAAGACGTTTTCCAGTAACTATGACGCTATCTTTGGTAAGCGGTTAAAGTGCCCTGTCTGTGCTTCCGACAAATGCCAAGAAAAGCATTTTCAGGATTACGATAAGTGGCACTCACATAAAAAGTGCGACTCTTGCAACTTCATTTGGGATCGTACATAATATTCTGAAACCCAGGCTAGGTCGGACTAATTACCCGACCGAAAAGTGTCCCCTTCCACCTGCCTGTGGATTTCTTCTGAAGTGGGGTTTTGAACGGGAAAAATCATGGGCATTAGATTCATGGCTATGGCTATTGAGGCCAAGACAGCCAATACTGGGCAAAAACTTGTCTTGTTGATGCTTGCAAACCATTGCAACGACCACACCAGACAGTGCAATCCATCACAAAAACTGCTTGCTGAAGAGTGTTCTATGGGCCTGTCTACGCTCAAAAGACACATCAATGATTTGGAGGAGGCTGGGTACGTTGAAACGGTCAATGTGTTCAAGGACAACATTCAAAGACCCAATCAATATTTACTGAGATTTCCCAGTAGCCAGAATCGGGCTACCCCCCCGTCCGAATCGGGCTACCCCCCCAGCCCAAATCGGGCTACAGAATCTGAATTAAGAACCAGAATAGAACCTATTGTTGGACAGGGTAATCCCTTATTTGATACGTTCTGGAAAGCCTACCCCAAGAAAACCAACAAGGAATTTGCCAAACGGGTTTTCGCAAAGCTCCGGGTTGATCAACCACTGTTGGACAAAATCCTTCACTCTCTGAGCATCCAAGTCAGAACCATCTGGAAAGACAAAGATGTCCAGTACATCCCACACCCCAGTACTTGGTTGAACGGTAAACGCTGGGAAGATGAGATCGCTGCTCCACCACTGACAGCAGCAGAAAAAATGAAAAGGATGGCAGATGCTAGGCCATGAACCACTGATCCGCATGAGGATGGCTGGTAAAGCCCCCCAGTACATCTCCATTGAAGACCATCCCTCCTTAAATGCCCATGAATGGCATGAGTGGGATGACGCTCCTACCATCTGTGTAGCCAAAGACGACCTACATACCCTTGACCTACGGTTTGTCATTGGCCTTACTGTCCAACTCTCAAGTTTTGATGAACGTAGAGCCAAGGCAATCCACCAGAAGTTGATTGAAGCCAAAGCAAGGGTTATCACCAGTTGTGTTCTTCTCCCTGGTCAACCACACTTCAGGCAGACCGGATGGTCAGAAATCTACATTGGGAAATGAAATGGCACTTGTAATAAACCCCGACACAATCGACTTCAGTAAATACATCAAAGAGACCGACAACCAAACCAAGGTCAAGAAGGCATCAGACTACATTGATTACATCAAGACTCGTCTAAGGACCAAGAAGGACCAGAAGGTCTCCTACCTTCCTTGGGACCACACCAAGGAAAACTTTGAGTTTCGCAAAGGTGAGGTAACCCTTTGGTCAGGACAGAACGGTCACGGTAAATCCCTGATGACCTCCCAAGTTGCCCTTTCCCTGATCGGCCAAGGTGAGAAGGTCTGCATTGCCTCGTTTGAGATGAAGCCATCTGTCACCTTACAGCGTATGGCAAGGATGTGGATTGGGTGTAACCCTTTCATGCCTGAGTTCCAAGGCGACAGATGGATTGAGGCTTTGGACGATATGTACGACCAGTTTGGAACCTGGACAGACGGAACCATGTGGCTGTACGACCAGATGGGAACAGCAGATGCTCAGACA